AATTTTCAACAGTGGACATATCAACTCTAAAACTTTCCCCATTATATTTTTCTTTTTCATCTTCCTTAACTGGGATTGCTTTTACAGCTGACCAGCACCAATTATCCCTTGATACTCCATTTGCAAATACCATACCCTGTTCTTTAATATTAACTGTAGTAGGCATCCAAATTTTACCTGTGTCTTCTTCTTCATCCATTAATACTTTATATAATTCAGGTAGTATTTCAAATTGTTCATTAAAAAAATCTGATCCTTTAGTCATTACAGAATTAGATTGAAATCCACAACCATAACATAATTCTATATTAATGTCTTTTGTAACTTCTTGTTTATAACAAGCATTAGAATCACAACGAGTACATATTTTTAATTCATCAAAATTCATAGTTAGTTATTTTTTTAAAGTTGGTAAAGTTAATTTAGGTATATTTCCATATTTTTTCTTTAAAGTAGGAATATTCAAATCCATTTGCTTTGGAAATTCTGGGATATTAGCTTCTAGTATATTACTTATTAATTCTTTCATTTTATCAAAGCTAAAATTGGAAGCAGAATATTTAGCCTGTTGTTTAGATTTAATTTTGAATTTTTTATAATTTTGAAACATATCTTGAAATGAATGACCTACATGAGATGAACTTACTTTAAACCATTGAGATTCAGGTATTAACCATTGGTTTGCAGCACTTTTATGAACGGGTTCTAATTCACCAGGTAGAAGTGTAGTAAAATTCTTATTTAAAAAATCAATATGTCCTGAAAAATTAGTTGCTATAATAGGTTTACCTGTTAGACTAAATTCTAACAATGGTCTCCCAAATCCTTCTCCTTTAGTTAAACTAACCATAGATTTAATTTTTGAATGGTTGTATAACTCATTCATTTCACTATTATTAAATTCCCCACTAATTAAATATACATTAGGTAAATCTGTTGAATTAACACTATTTCTAATATCTTTAATCTTTTTTAAAATAGTATCTCTTCCCATATAAGAATCAACTCCCACAGAGGTTTTAAGAATTAACCCAGGTTTGTTTTTTTTATTTTTGAATATTTCAAAAAAAGCTTTAATCATAAACCCTACATTTTTTCTATCATGTCCTATATCTCCCTGCATCCAATGTCCTACAAACAAATAATTAAAATTTTCTTTAATGTTGCTTAAATCTATAGTATTTTTTGACTTTATAGATTTATAAACATTTAAATCTGCCCCTTCAAATACAACATGCATTGGTTTAGTTGAAGTTACTTTGCCTATAAGTTGGTTTGTATTTTTATCTTTTTTTTCAAAAGCCATAGATTTAAATACTTCTTTTGTATGTTTTGAAGAACCCCAATTCATATCCATTCTATTTAACCCTTCTACCCATTCAGGTTTACAAGCTGTAGATTCTATTCCTGCAGTACACCCAATATTATATTTCCCTACTTTTTGAAATTCATTAGGTATTGTAATTTGCATCCAAATATCTGGTTGGGTTTTATTCCAATCTTGTGGAACTTTATAATTTAATAAAAATTCCCATTCAGGATGGTCTTTACAAAAACCCCATGCAGTTGCTCCCCATCTTTGTGGTAAAAGTTGAACATTATATTTATCTAATTCAATAATAGCTTTAACTATATCTCTTGATCTTGCCCCATATCCTGAGTAGGTATCGAAAGGACAACTTATAACAAATCTTGGTTTATTCATTAATATATTATTTTATGATTTAAAAATTTACCTTTATACTCATTAGTATTAATTACTTCATATTTTTCTCTTGGTTTCCAAGTATCAAATAAGGTATTGAAAGTTTTCATAAAGGTATTTGCTTGATGTTTTACAGTAAATCCGGCTTCATTACTTATAGCCCATTCTCTACCTTTTAATCCTCTAGATTTACGTTCTTTATCACTTAAAGAATATACTTCTTTAATTTTCTCACATACATCTTCCCAAGCACATCTATCATCATATATATAAGGTGTTTGAGGTGAGCCTTGAACTGATCTTGAAGTTGGAAAAACGGGAAATGCCCATTCACCATGTTCTTTATATGTTCCTCTATGGTTAGATGGAATATTACTATCAGGTGTAAACCATTTTCCATCTTTATCTACAAATCTCATTTGATCTTGCATACCTCCAGTTACATTAGCTATTATAGGTGTACCAGAAAGTAAAGCTTCAGTTATAGATAACCCCCACCCTTCATTAGATGTTAATAATATTTGAACATCAGCGGCATTATATAAGTAATTTAATTGTTGTTGGGTTAATTTATTAGTAGAAAAAACTACACAATCATGATATTTTTCCCCAAATAAGTATTCATGTACTACTGATAGGTCCGTTCCTGCTTCTGTTAATAATTCAGTATGTAAAATAAATTTACACTGTAATGCTTCCTCTAGAGGTAAACTATCTAAAAAGGATCTAAATGCTAAAAGTGCATCTGGAATTTGTTTTCTCCTAATATTACGTGAATTAAAAAACATAGTAAATTTAGGTTTCCCCTTAGGAAATAAATGTTTTTTAAAATCTTTAAATCCTTTATCTTCTTTATCTAATGGAAAATATACTTCAGGATTTAACCCATGTGGTAAGTATTGAAAAATTCTATTTTTTTCTCTACCTTTTAATACTAATTTATTTATATTAACAGTCTGCTTAGATATACCCATTAATAAATCACAGGCCTCATAATATGCTCTATTGTACATAGGAGCTGGGTAGTCATCCCATATATTTAGATAAGTAATTGGAATATTTTTTCTAATTTCTTGTTCCATGTTAAATACCCAAGTAAAATATCTAGGATCTGTAAATAACATTATAGCATCAGGTTTTTCTATTTTTATTATTTCCCTAAGAATATCAGGTGTTCCATATCCATCTTGAGGATATAACCTAACATAAGAATCTTCTATTTTTTGCTGTTTATTTACTTCAGAGCTTAAATCAAGTAACTTTCCTTTGTCTGGGTGTTTTATAGCACCTCCCATTTGTACCCAATTAAAATGGTGAGAAGTATGTACTACAATTTCTTTTGCAACTGTTGCTACCCCAGAATGAACTCTGATATCATCACAAATAAGTAAGATTTTCTTCCTGTCTTTTAAAGGAAGATGTTTAAAATTTTGTTTCATTTAAAATATGATTTATAGTTCAAGATTTGTTTGATTGGTAATTGCTTTACGATAATCTTCATCTGTAAGATACAAATAAATAGCTCGGTCAGCAAGTTTTTGGAATGAAAACTTTCGTTTTACACACTCAATCTTAAAATTCTCAAATAAATCACTTTTAATTTTAACACTTGTTAGTGTCATGTCTTTTTTTGCACTCATAGTCTTTATTTTAATAACATTATTTTATATACATATATTAGGAGTTTAGTAAATTATACCTTCTCCACAATTTTCTTTATCTTCTTTATAGGGACAAAAATTACAATTCCATTTTGATGGGGATTTTGGGTAAATTTTTTCTTTTATTTCCCCGCTAGATGAAAAACATTCATTAATAAAATTATTAATTGCTAATTTTGCTCTTCCTAATTTAATTTTTCCACTTGGAGGAATAAATTGTTGAACCCTATATGCTTGGTAAGGTGACATTATATTTTCGTCATCTATATCTAACACTTTTCTTTTTAATATCATAAACTCAATTTCAATCTTATCTAATGGTATCCCATATTGTTCAGAAAAATATTGTTTATACAGTAATAATTGATATTGTTTATCTTCATCTTTTTTGGCATAATCATTCCAACCTTTAGTGCTGGTTTTTATGTCGATTATTTTGAATGTTTCTGTTTCTTCATGGTATGTGACAACATCTAGATATCCCATGTATAATACGTTATTATACATTTTATTTGGTGCAACTACTATAGGTATTTCACAACCAACTAAATAGGTACCTTTTTTGCTAAAATATCTACTACGTTTTTTCTTAAACCATTCTAAAATAGCAACCCCATCCTCAAAAAATTCCCTCATTTCAACCGCATCCGAGAAATGTTCTGAGTTGTTGGATTTGTATTGTTTTTGGTATTCACCTATATAAGCTTCTTGAAAATACTCCTGTATATCTATTTCCCTATCAGCGGCTGCAAATGATTTTTCATATGCTACATCTAAATAATGTTGCATAGCTTCATGGATTGCGGTTCCAAATACAGTATGGATAGAAGATGTAAATCGTTTAATTTTATCTTTATACTGTAATTTCCAACGGTGAGGACATCCCCTGAATATAGACATTTGAGAATATGATATATTCTTTTGATATGCATAATTAACAGGTGAAGGTGGATTGTTCCTTATTTCCTTTACTATTTTAGGTAGTTTTTTTGCCAAACTATTTTTTCCATTTATCTCGACCTACTAAAAGACCTATTATACCATAATTGGCAATATCAATAAATGTATCTTGTATACCTTCACCTTCAACAAATGATTTACCATTAATTAATAGGTTTTTTAAACGTGATATTTTGTCAGTTAATCTAATACATAACCCAGTTAGTGAGAATTGTTTATCATCGCTGTTATTAACTATATCTCCACCTAAAGCAATATTATTTAAACCATAGTCCATATGCTTACGAGCAAACATTTCATACATTTCTTTTTGGATTTTTTTAAATTCCTTAGATAATTCAGGGTATTCTTTTTCGAATACTTGTACACCTAATTTTGTTGATACTCCTCTTTTGGCATCCATAATTTCTCTATCACTCATCATTTCGTGGTATTTAGTTATTGTATCACCCATTAATTTGTCCTTTGGAATCAAAATACTTTTCTAATGCTTCTAGCCTATCGTCAGCATCTACTAACATAACAAGTGCTTCTTCAGCATTTTTATAAAAATCTCCTGTGGAGTGGTCTCCGATACCAACTGCTTTGTTACCTAATAACTCAAGTGATAACATTGCTTTTGCTTTATCTGCTTGTGCAGATGTTCTTAACATATCTACTAATTTTTTCATTTTAATAAGGGTTTTATTTCTTTTTTATTTAATCCTCTATTTGATAATATACGACTAATTTCTGTGGTAGCCAATATATTTATATATTCTTTTGCTTCTTTACCTGAACATTGAAAATAATCTTTGATATTGTCTATTAAATCTTTGTTAGGTTGTTTTACTTTAGATTTAACATATTTATTCCATTTATTATTTTTAGGAATAAATTCTTTATATATATTATAAATCATTCTTTTTTCCTGTGGGGGAAAATCTTGGACATAATTCACAATTTCTAAATAATCAGGATTCATAGATAAAAATCTGTGTATCATATAACTATTCCAAACCTCCCAATCTTTATCTGTAAAAGATTCAACTGGAGGTTTGGTGGAATTAATTGCTTTTAACCAATCAAAGATGTTTTTCATTTAACAAATTTCATCTTTAAGCTCTTCTCTTAGTTCTTTTGGTACTGATTCTCCTAAAATTTTATTTGTTTCAGGATCATAAAATACAGGAATTGGAAGTAAAGCATCCTCATCTGTACCTGCTACAAAACGAGATACTTTACGTAAAATAACTCCTTGTTGGAAAATTGATCCACCATTAAAGTTTTTAACTTCAGTAGTGTTTTTTAAATCAATTTGTGGTTGTTGGGCTTGTTGTTGCATAATTAATTATTTATTATTTATTAAATTTGAAATTAACGACATTGTATTTATTTCCTTGTCGATTCGGAAGTTTGCTTTATATTGATGTTCATTTATTAAAATAGCGGCTGTACCTTCTTTATTTTGTAAATATTCAGATGCACGTTCATATAATGATTTAAATAACTCATCAAAATCATCTATATTAGCATCTGCTATAATTTGGCGTATATCATTATAACAATCTATTTTATTATGTTTAGATCCCTCTGATAGAGCATTAATTACTTTGTCTATATAATTGGATGATACTAGTATGGATTGATCTAGATTTAACATACTATCTTGGGTAGATAGTTGAATAGTATTAATACATTTTCTTAAATCAGGATAATATTGGTTAACTAAAGGTACCAAATCATTTATTTCAAAACTAATAGATTCTTTCTCTAATATCCCAGCTAAATGTTTAGCAACATCTTTTTTAGTAGGAGGTACAATTTTAAGTACTTGACATCTAGATTGTAGAGGATCAATAATACGCTCTACAAAATTACAAGTCATAATAAACCTTGTCGTACGTGAAAAGGTTTCAATTATATTTCTAAGTGATGCTTGTGCTTGGATTGTAAGAAAATCAGCTTCATCTAAAATAACTACTTTAAGAGGTTTAAATGAAGCAACAGATGCAAAACCGGAAACTTTATCTCTAATAGTTTCAATACCACGTTCATCAGAAGCATTAATGTATAAATGATCACAATCCAAACTATTAACAATAATCTTTGCTAGTGTTGTTTTACCAGTTCCTGCAGGACCATAAAATATAAAATTTTGTATATCATTTTGGTTTAAATATGCAGATATAGACTTTTTTATGTTTTCATTACCAACATAATTATTTAATGTTTTAGGTCTATATTTTTCTACTAATAAACTATTGTCCTGGGTCTGAATATTCGCCATATAAACTATATGTTTTTATTGGTTCTGGTTTTATTTCTACTTCTTCAATTCCTATAGAATATAATTTGCTTTCTAATGGTTCTAATCTATAATGACCTTCCCATCCTGTTTTACGCATATATGCTTCTAAAGTATCAGTTATGCTTGTATATATTTTACCATTAGGTTCATCAACTAACTTCCACCTGTCTCCAGGTGGTTGTCTGTTAGCTATTAATCTTTTACTTTCAATTATTTCTAATTTATTATCCATAATATACGAAATTATTTTACATCATCCCCATCATTGATGGGTCTATTTGTGGGTTTTTACTTTCTTCTAGTTCATTTACTACTGTACATTCTGTTAATAAAACAGTACCTGCTACTGATGCAGCATTTTGTAATGCTGTTCTAGCTACTTTAGTTGGATCAATAATACCTGCTTCTTTCATATTAACTGTTTCTTCAGTTTTAATATTAAATCCTGTCCAAGTATCATTACCCGAATTAACTAAATTATCAGCTAATATTTGACCTTTAACTTCATCAAACCCAGCATTAACCAAAATTTGATTAAATGGTTTTGAACATGCCTCTATTACGATTGCAGCTCCGGTTGATTTAGCTTCTATACCTGATGAAGCATATAATAATGCTGAACCTCCTCCTGGTACTATTCCTTCTTCTATAGCTGCTCTAGTGGCATGTAATGCATCATCAACACGATCTTTCTTTTCTTTCATTTCGGTTTCAGTATTACCACCTACATGAATTATTGCTACTCCACCTACAAATTTTGCTAACCTTTCTTGAAGTTTTTCTGTTTCAAATGGTGTTGCTGCTTTATCAATTTGTTGTTGTAATTCTTCAATACGTGATTCAATAGGTCCAACTTCTCCTTTTCCATCTACAATAGTTGTTTCTTCTTTTCCTATAGTTACAGTTCTAGCTTCTCCAAACCAATCCCAGCTAAACTTATCTAACTTCATTCCTTTTTGAGTATCAAATACTTGCCCACCTGTTGTAATAGCAATATCTTCTAAGATTAATTTTCTTCTATCACCAAAATCAGGAGCTTTCACAGCACATACTTTCATAGTACCTCTCATTTTATTAACAATAAGAGTTGCTAAAGCCTCATTATCAATATCTTCAGCTATAATTAGAAGGGATCTTGCTTGGGTTGATACACTTTCTAAAATAGGTAATAATTCTTTAACTTGTGTTAATTTTTGATCTGCAATTAATATTAGAGGATTATCTAAAGTAGAAGTCATTGAATTATTATCAGTAACAAAATAAGGAGATTTATACCCTCTGTCAAACTGCATTCCTTCAACTGTTTCAAGATATGTTTCTCCAGTACGAGATTCTTCAATATGAACAACTCCTTCCATTCCTACTTTATCAATAGAAGTAGCAATTAGTTTCCCAGTTTCAGGATCATTATTAGCTGAGATAGTGGCAATTTGTTCTAACTGTTCCTCTCCTGAAATGTCTTCTGATATTTGCTTTAGATTATTTACAACTTCTTTAACTGTGAAATCAATATCTCTTTTTATTTGTACTGCATTTTCACTATTATTTAAAGCTGTTAAACCTGCTTTAATCATTTCTCTTGCTAGTAAAGTAGAAGTAGTAGTACCATCTCCTGCTTTTTCAGCTGTTTTTATTGCAGCTTGTTTTACTAATTGTACCCCTAATTCTTGATTTGGGTCTTTTAAAGTGATTGATTTAGCAACTGTAACCCCATCTTTAGTTGATTGTGGTGCTCCTTGTTCATTTGCAATTACTACATTTCGACCATTTGGTCCTAGGGTTGATACTACAGCATCGGCTAATATATCAATTCCTTTAACTAAATTGGTTCTTGCTTCAGAACCTAAAATAACTTGTTTACTCATTTGATAAATCTTTAATTTCTTCTTTGGTTAATGACTCTTTTGTTTCTTCTAGTATTTCTGAAACATCAACGGTTTCAGTAATTTTAGCTAAAATTTGATTTCCAGGACCTACATAATATTCCTCTCCATCATATGGTAATTTTGTAAAACCCATTGTAGGTAATACTACTTTATCTCCTATATTAAGGGGGAGAGGTTTCATAGTCCCATCTTGTAGCATTCTACCAGGTCCTACAGAAATAATTTCTGCTGTTTCGTTTTTTTCTTTACCTAAATCTGGAACTATAATATTTCCAAAAGTGGTTTCTTCAATTTCGATCGGTTTAACTATAACCGCATCAAATAGTGCTTCTAAGGCCATCTGTGTAATTTTTAATGTTAGTTTCTATTAATTTATATTCACTTATGAATTTACTTAAAGTTTCATAATCTTTTCTTGTATGCATTTTTTCTTTAGCAATTTTTTGAAGTGCTTGTTTAAATTCAGGATAATAACCTTGTGGTTTTGCATACTCAGTTCCATTCCCTTTTGACCTAAAATGGTCTTTATTAGGAATAATTCTTTCATTTACTGTGTAACAGAGCTCATCCTTAGTAATATAAAAAGGTTCCATTGAAGGATCTGAGATTGTTGTGAGTGATTTTGCTTTTCTTGCCATATATAACTTATCTATTTAGACCGGAATATACGAAATAAAATGCGCTAGGACACGCTTTTTTGGTAAAACTTTTATTTTATTTTAATTGATTTTGGCTTTTTAGATTCGGCAATTGGAATGAAAATATGAAGTAAGCCATTCTTCATTTCTGCTGTTAGACTTTCAAGTTCAAATTTAGCTGCTACTTTATAACCTAAGTTAAAAGATCTTTTTGCTAATCCTTTATAAATGTAGCCACTATAATCAAACTCGTCGTCATTAGGTTTATCATAAATAATTTTTAAAAGATCTCCATCAATTTCTAATTTGATGTCTTTCTTAGTTAGACCAGTACAGGCAACTTCAAAATGAAGTCCTTCTTCGTCATAAAAAATATCTAGTGGGTGTGGTTGTTTGTTTTCAAACGTTGTTGGTTGAAAAACACCGTCTGCCTTGAATAGGTTACGGAATAATAAATCGAACGGTGTACGTTCATTGAATAATGTACTCATATCATTTAGTTTTGTGAGGCCGAAGCTCTCGGTTAATTTAATTTAAACATAACATCGTGCCCTAGCTACAATTTTATGTTCTATTATACATATGTGATTATTCATTTCTCGCGATAAAATATTCACTTTCTGTTTCTTCTGTTGAAAAATTTGCTTTTAGCATACCTACTTCTGATATTTTTAGTGTGCCACTTTCCATATCTTTATTAGCATTTAGTATATCTTTAAATATATCTGAGTCAAATGGGATTTGAATATCCCCTTTAGTAACTTTACCTCTAAGTTGATAAGTAATTTTATTTGAAAAACCAGTATTATCACCAAATATAATTTCACATATATTTACACCATCAAAATCTGTTGTTGTAGTAATTAACATATTGTTTACATCAGCTAAAGCACTTTTTGCTTTAATTAAATGATCAATATCTTCTCTTGTTAGATCTATTTGTATTTCAAATGTTTCAGGATCTTCATAATAGGTATTTTTACCTAAAATTAAAATATCAGCTAATGAATATGTTAAATCAAAATTTAAATCGGCTATATTCATTTTAGTATAAACTGCTTTAATTTTTTCAAGTGAAATACTTAATTCACCATTAGTAATAGAAAGTAATTTACTAAGTTTATGAGTATCAAATACACCCAATTCTGCGTCTTCAAGGTTAAAGTTATTATGTACTACTTTACATACTCTACCATTATCACCAGCATAAACGGTTAGTTGGTTATCTTTAATACGCCATTTTACTTGATTATTTAATCCGTTTAAATAATATTTTGAAATAACTGATGTTAGTGTTGCTTTATTTACCATAGTTGTAATATATGAATTTTATTTTATATCTCAAAGGATGCTAATGCATTTGTATAAGGGTTTAAATCTAATGACCATTGTAAATCACTAAAGAATCCTTCTAATTTGTTTAGTAATATTGAATTAAATACTTTTTGCCTATCAGCATAAGCATTTAAAAAATCATTAACTTTTTCTGGCATTTCATAATCAAAAAAGGCTAGTGCTTCTATTTTATATGGATTATCTTTTAAATATATCCATTTAACTTTATCTGCTTGAGTAATTAAATTATACTTTTTATCTAATTGCCATAATCTTAATAAATCATTATAACGAATTGTAGCACGTACGGGTGCAGGAGCTCCTTTAAGTATTTCTGTGAACATTTCTCCTGCTCTAGCATTTTTACCTGAGTATTTTTCTAGTTTTTTAACTGCTGATGGGTTACCTAATTTAGTAAGTGGTATTGTACCATCTAGTATTTGTTTTTTAAATACTTTAATTTGATCTAAAATACTAGCTTTTTCTTCACCCTTTAATACTTGTTGTAAAATATCATTAAAAAATGATCCTAGAATAGGTGGAAAATTTGCTTTCATAAACTCTAAACCCTTAATATCTAAAGATTCTTTAGCAATTCCCTCTTGTTTAGTAATCCACTGAGCATAACGGCGAGTTGCTCTGAAATAGGCTGAACGGATAACACATTCAGTTTTCATTTCAAGTCTATGTTCAGTTACATTAAAACACTCTTTAGCTAATCTATCATAATCTTCATTAATTACATCCTGGTATTTCATTGCTACTTTTTCTAGAATATCATCTTTTTTTCCAGCAGGTAGTTCTTCAAAATTAGGATATAATTTTAAAAGTAAGGGTTCAGCATTAAAATAATTAGAATCAGTGTCTACATAGGCACAATAATTTTCATCTCCTTCGTCACAAATCCACCAAGGTGTTTCTTCTAAATGTTTCATATAGATTGTGATATTAATTTTTTAAATTTAGTTGATGACCAGCCATGGTCTCTATTTAAATAATGTATTAAAATTCTTAAATTATCACCTGTAAAAGGTTCATCTTTATAATCATCACCTAAAAATCTAATATCAAATTCACCCATTTTAAGTAAATCATATAATTGTTCTTCATAAGTGTATCTAAATACACCATCAACATATTTAATGGATTCTAGTATTTCCTTTCTATCCTCTACACTTAATATAGCTTTTAATTTTTCAGGTCTTTCAATTGTAGGATCAGTATGTAAAAGTATAATTAGACTATCACAATGTTGTTTTGCTTCTTTAAACATTTTAATGTAACCGGGGTGTATAATATCAAATGCACCAGCTATAACTCCTTTTATCATATAATTTTTTTAAAATGTTCTTTCACCTGGTAATGGTGGTACTGTTACTGGTTTGTTTCCGTTTGAATCTAAATCATTTCTTTCAACTAGTTCTATTTTATATTTGACACCTGCAACCTTAAATGTCCCCCCTTGCTTAAGCATTTTTCTAAAGAAATTTTCTTGAATTTCACTCCACTCTTCACTTCTAGTAATTAATTCTTCTTTAGAAATAGGTTCTCCATTTACTGTAATTACTTGGTTTTTTCTGATTGATTGTTTTTTTAATGTCATATTTCTAATTTTATTTCTTCACGCATAACTTTATTCATATGTCTATTAGCACATAGAGCTGATTCTTGTATAATTCTGTGGCCTGATAATGTAATTGCTTCACTTAATGTTTGAAAATTCATACCATACCTAAATGAAGGTAATGCTGTAGCTCCATATAAACTATTAAGTAAGATTTTCATTGTATATTGCATTAAGTGATTATATTCACCTAATTCCTTATCTCCTGCTTTATAAGCCTTTTTCATACGGTTTTTATAAACAACTCGTTCTTCAAACCATTTCTTTAGAATAGTAGATAAAACTGATTCTTTATCTGTTCTAAACATTGATCCATTAGCTGCTACTGCCAAATTACTTTGTTCAATCATAGCTATTAATCTACCAACATTTACATTAGTTTGTTGTCGTTTTTTATTTTCAACTAATAATTCCTCTTCAGGATCACGTTCTTTTAAATCGTTAAGACCCAATCTATTATTACGGTCATCAGCATCTACAATACGTCCCACAAAGGTTTCCTTACCTATGTTTATAGACATTATTATAGATGGATACAGCGACGTTAAATCTTCATCAAACATGTACTTATACAATCCTGCTTTGGGGCAAAAAAGGTATCCTCCTGCATAACTATCTTTCTTTTGGGGAAAAGCTTCTTTAGGTGGAGGAATTATATTTTGAGATAATAAATAAGCTGATATAGCTCCATCTTGAGATATACTATTAGCATATACTTCACTATAATTATGTTTTCCTTTATGTGAAATATTTTTAGTTAATGCTATATATTGTAATTTTTCATCCAATTTTTGTAAAATTTCAACATCAACAAAGTTATATTGAATAAATTTATGTATATCAGTTTCAAATAATTGATCTAAATTCCCATCATATTCAATTTTGTTCATACCTACATATTTGGCCCCAATGGCATCTAATTTCCAACTTGGTTCATCTTTCCAACTATACTTTTTGTGTAAACGAATATAATCTAAAGATTCGATACCTACAATATCTACATATTGGTTTTGTTTAAAAAAATATTTTGAAAACTTTTTAGATTCTACCTTACCTAATGGAGATAAATGATCTGCAAATTCCTTACCTATTGTATTACACATTCTGTAATATAAATAAGGTATATCAAAATAATCTGAGTTATAACCAATTAATATATCTGGGTCTATATCTCTAATAGTTTCAATAAATTTAGCTAATAATTGGCTTTCAGTACTACAAGGTATAATTTCCTTATTTTTAGCTTTAGTATGTTTAAGTTGTGATTTTTTATCAAGAATTAAAATATGCCAAGTATCAGGTGTTTTATCCCACCAAGCAATTGAAGTAATAGGCATTGGAGCACTTTCAATATAATCTTCAGTTAATGCACCCCCAATTTCACACTCAATATCAAAAAACACTTCCCTATGACCTGTAGAAGGTACATCATTAATTCCGTATCTTTCAACCAAGAATTTTTGGTGAACTTTCATATCATGAAAATGAAGACCTGGGGTATTTTTGTCGCTATAATTAGGGTTTTTAGAAAAATACCAATTATTAGTATGTTTTAAATGTTCACCATTTAATCCAATATTAGTATGATCTTCTACATTACATTCTTGGTATGCTATATTTTCGTAAGGAATAATTTGATGACCTTTATCTTCTTCCCAAAGATGCATTTCCCATACATTATGTCCTAATTTTTTACCTTGATAACATTTTGTATACATTTATATAACTTTTATTTAACGTAAATATACGAAGGCTCCTTACAGGAGCCTAAGTTTTAAATAATGGTTTCTGCTATTTGATTTTTAGCTAACTCTTCATTTGTAAAGAATTGAGATAAATCAGGTCTATAGTAATTAATTGATTTCATTACTTTACGATCACGAGTTCTATATACTACGAATCTATCTTTGACCTGTTCAAAGTGACATGGCTCATTTTGTTCTTTAGAGCGGAGGGTGACAGTCTCCATGGCTTCTTCTTTAGTGCTACAAGACTTCGACATATTGCTTCCTTGTACTTCTTGATATGCTGGCCATATCTTATCCTTAAGACCATGTAACATG